ATATTGATATTAAATCGATGGTTATGATAACTATACATTAATCTTACTTGATATTCGTAAGGATCAAACAGCAATTTACCCTTTACTGGATGTTGTATATAAGCAAAGTTTTTAGCAAAATGCAGATATCCTTCGTCAGGATCCATACACTTTACCAGATCCTCTACCTGTTGCTCAGTATATGTTTCCTGTTGGTTTGCCTTTTTGATTAAGACACCATCTAGTGATTTTGTTGACATACAATTACTTACCAGAATAATAGGGCTTGTTAGAGCCCTATTGAAATATTATTTTTTCTTTTTATCTTTAATTGCTTTTTTCATTGGCTCTTTTTTGTCACCGTCCTTGTCCATGTCAAGAAAGTCCGGTTTTGCTTTCTTNTCTGCCAAAGCTTTCATAAGCGAAGAACGAATAGCTTCTCTCATGTCTTCATCTTCGGAGGTACTTGCACGCCTTGCTAATTCGCTCTGTGCTTGTGGGTTTTTGCCTCTGATAGAATATGATGTTTCGTCGTCGTCTTCAACAGCCATTGCATTGTCACCATCTTCGGCGTCTGCATATGAATTTTTAGGACGGTTAATACCACCACTTAGATCATGTGTCATCTTTTCGTGATCTGAATATTCATAGTCTGGTTCGTTTTCGTACTCTTCGAGATCGTCTTCCATTTCTGGTTCATCTACAATACCACGCAGTCTTTCCATATCGTTACGCATTGGCATCATGTCAGGCTTCATTGGTTCTGCTTGATCCAAACCTGCTGCTTTCATCATTGAAAGTAGATCTTCTACATGCTCTTTACCAGCAGCAGACATGTTAACATTAACACTAACAGGAGTTCCTTGATCCATTGGTGTAGGCATTGGATTCTCTGCCATTTCTGGAGGACATTCAGCAATTCTGCGTGATTCGTTAAGTGGTTTTTTACCTTGGTTTTCTAGATCCGTCATTTTCTGGATCATGTCTTTCATATTCATAATTAGCTCCCTATCGGTGATTTTGCATTTTCCGAGGAATCAATGTCTTTAGATTCGCCTTGTGGTGCTGCCTGCATTGGATCATTTTCTCTTTCTTTTCTAGCTGTTTCCAGCTCTTTGAGAAGATCCATTACACGATTTCCGCCAACACTGTCTTGTGCTGATTCGCCGCCCATATCTTCTTTTGTAAGAATTGCTTCGTATGGTGAGTCGTCTTTTTCAGCTTGATACTCTTCTTGCGGTGCATTCATATTACGCACAATAATATAGCTTTGGTGTATTTTGCACGATTGTCCCAGATACTCTTGCAGCACTTGCTGAGTTGTAGGATAATTTAATTCAACTTCAAAATAAGTTACTTCCATATTTTGTAGCTGTGGAAAATCCAAAGGTCTTTCTTGAATCGGTGTTTTCTTGCCTTTGCTCATGTTAACTACGTCATACTTTTCAAGAGCAGTCTTCATTTTGCTTTCGAATTCATCTGGCATGTCACCTGCAACACCGACTTTGAATTCGTAAGTCTTTTTTGATTCTGTTAATATTTCATTAAATGATCTCATGTATAACTATCCTATTATTAGTTATTTATCTTTATCAAGGCCTTTGAGACGTTCCAATAAACTGTTACGATCGGCTACAACATAGCCTTCACCGTTGACAATGCTCTCATCTCCTTTGGCAGCAGAATCTTTGTCCTGCTTTTCTTTCTTTAGCTGTAGTTCTACCATTTTTAACTTTTTGTCAAGTTTTGCTACTTTGGCATCAAGACCAGTTTTAAGCATTGACCCTGCTACTTCAAACACTCTACCACTGTATCTTGCTTCTACATTCATACCTAGATCCATTAGGTCGTCGTAGGCACTCATAGCTTTGTCTGCTACTTCATTTAGTTCTCTATCTGCCATTTCGCCTAGTCCTTTTACAGCAGGCAATGCAGATGATATTTTATCAAACTCAGCTATGTCTCTGAATGTTTGTTCTGTCTGTTCTGCTTCGTATTTTTTCTGCTCTTTTTCTTGAGCTTGTGCAGTTTCAACAGCTTCTTGGTTTTCTGGTAGATTAAGTAAATCTTCTAATTTTTTAGTCATAGTAGCTTTCCATTATATGCTACTATTATTTATCTTTTTCCGTTGTGGAAAATGTCCTGCTCGGTGACTATTCTAAAGGCAATTCCCTGTTGTTTACACCAGGCCCGGGCAGCTTCCCATTTTGCTTGGTTAATTACCCAATGTGCTTGATTGTGTTTTGATCTGCCTAGTTTTTCTTTTACTGCTTGATTGCTGGGTTTTACTTCTATGAGTTCGACTTTTTGTCTTCCGTTTTTATCTCCATATGCAATAAAAAAATCAGGCACATAAATTGTGTGTTTGCCTGTTAAAGGATTTCTGTATGGTATTTTTACAGCTTCGCTTGCCCACTGTGTAATGTTGGGATTTTCGTCGCAGAATTTCATAAACGTAAATTCCCATCCTGAACGATATGTGGGCGTTTTGTTGCCAATATATTTTTCAGGGTTTTTTGGTGTAAATTTACCGCTTGCGAATTTTCTAGCCATTAGTCTATTATGTTTCTTTGATCAAACAGTTCTGTTGTAGCTGGAATTCTATATCCTATTTTACTGGATTTAGGTCTATTGATGTTTAGAATCTGTGCAACAACATTGCTTAGTTGCACGTCAGTTAATCCTTTGAGTGTATCAATTAGCTGAAATGCAGGTATTTTGTCTAGTGCAGCTTGTTCTAGAATTACACCAGCTGTATTAACTGCGGCTGTTTCTTCAAAACCTCTTTTTAAAAAATAACCAATCACAGCATCAACTTCGTTTGGATTGTAATTTATTTCATTTCCAAACTGTCTATTAAATAATCTAGAATTAGAAATAAAATCATTGTTACTTAGATTAGGCAAATTTGAATTTTGTGTCATTATACAATTCCTTGATTTCTTTGATTTTTGTTTTGTATCGCAATACTAGCAGCTCTAATAATCTTTGTATTATTTGCTCTTACTCCTGCAATTACTTGATTCCCTAGAGTTTCTCTTTGTTCTTCGGATAGATCCAATGTACTGAGAGACTGAGGTCCTTGACTAGGATCAAGTGCACCTGTGCCAACTGCACGAGCAATTACCGAATCTAAAAGATCCAGGTCATCAGTTAATTCTTGAGCGACTCTGTCTGAATCTGTTACTCGACTATCAAATGCCTGTGTTCCTACTGTTGCTGTTTGATTTTGTACATCAGTAAAAGGAAACAAAATCTGTTGTATTCCTGTAGTTTGATTACGTGTGTCAAGCTGCGATATTAAACTCTGCTGATTTGCATTGTTACTGATAACATTAAACAGTCGTTGTTCTGTGTTTGGTACATCTCCATTTAGAGTAGGACCTGCACGCAAAGCTTCGCTTCCGACTATGTTTTGATTAGCAGTATTTTGCTGAGTATTTAATGGACTATGTACTTGGTCATATGCTGTTTCTTGATCACCAAATCCTATATTGGCTCCTTGATTGTTAATATCACCTGAGTTGTATAGCACACCCTCGTATGCAACATTCATAGTATTTTCCATTATTTGAGAATCACTATAATCAAGAGTGTCATGATTCCAACTGGTTAGCAAAGGATTAATCAAAGTATAACTGTGCCATTTTTGTCTTGAAAGTTGATATATTTTAATGTAGCCAAAGAACGGAGATCTTACATTAAAGTTGTCCATGCCGTATTTGTGATTAAGACTTCTGTAAGTATCTCTTGGATCAAACCCTAAAGGAAATCCATTGCCGTCATTTTTGTTTCCATCTCTAAAGTAATAGCGATAATATTCTTCTAACAATGCTCTAGTTATGCCAACATTGTCATCATGAAATGTCATAGCAACTTCGTCGTAGTCTATTCTTGTTTGTACATTCTTTTTTCTATTATATTGTTGCTTAACGTCGACCTGTGCTTTGAAGCTTGGAAGATCAACAGTCTTTGCTAATACTGCTATCTGTTTTTTATAATCGTCTGTATTAGGAGCACGATTTCTTGCAAAGCCGTCTCTCAAATCAAATACAACATGATAGAGAAATTTTACTTTTGGTGAAAATGCATGATTATGCTGAACATAAAAATTATGTGCATGTCTAGCATCCCGCAGATGTGTTTCTGAATCAGTGTTATATAAAAATTCTGGGTTAACTGTCATAATAATATTTATCAGTATACATTAACTGCGTACAAAACAAAACGAGGGCAATTTGCCCTCGTTTTAATGAATAGAATGTCTATTTTAAATTTACTGACTACCAGCGTTTGTACCACCAGTTGCTTGTGTGCCACCAGGTGATTCAAACAGTGCTCGTGTAGTGTCTTCGCCTACACCGTTGAGATCTGCACCGTCTTGACCGTACTGTATTGCATTGTCATAACGAATAGTAAGCGATACAGTTACAGGATCGTTGGTTGCATAGTTGAGAGTGTTATAGTTAGCACTTTCGATATAGCATCCTACTAGGTGATAGCGATCGATAATGTTAGCATCATTGTTTGATCCGTTGCCGCCGTCTAGGATTTCTATTCTTGTTTGGAACTTGTAAGTGCCAGCTGCTACTGCGCTTGCTTGCTCGTAGAAGTCAAACTGTCTTTGTAGCTGTTGTCCTACGATCTTTTGCACATTGTTGTTTGCATCTTCACGTAGGTTAATTGTTACTGGTTCCCAAGTATGTTTACCTGCTAAGTAGCTTCTTGAGTTATAAGCATCAATTGTAATCTGTTCAAATGTGAGATTGGGACGTGTTACGTCAATGACTTGACGAGTAATTTCTCTAACACCGTCTGCTCCTCCGCTTGTACCAAATCCGTCAAATAATACCCTAAAGCGATATTGCAGTTTAGGCATTAGCAATGTTGAATTTGTACCTGCCTCACCTGTCGGAATTGAAAGGTTTTGTAGTGTTGTGATTGGCATTCTATTCTCCTAATACGTATGTATTTATCTTTGTGTGAGGGGCTGTTTAAAGCCCCTCAATATGCTTAACCTAGTGTTGCAATTTCACCAGTGTTTTTAATTCTAAGCGGAATGTATATAAATTCAATCGCTTTTACTGGCTCTATAGCAATGTCTAAATAAAGTTCATTTCTATCAACTCTTGCAGGTGTATTGTTTGACTCATCACACACTGATAAGAAGTCATACAATCCTCTTAGACTTACTAATTCTAACAAGAACGCATCTGCTGCTGCTTTGACTTGATCTCTTGTTATCTTGTCATTTGGCTCAAACAGATATGGTTTTACTAGTCTTTCCAGCTGCACTCTCATATAAACAACCAGTCTTGCAACATTGATTCTATCAAGTGCACTTGCATTTCTAGCACGAGTCTTTTGTCCAAATACAACAAGTCCGCTTCCTGAAAGGAATGTAATTGGGTTTATTGAGTTTGAATAAAGAACATCACGCTGTCCAGTGTTTAGTGCTACTGGTACAAACTCACCTTCTGAGTTAATATAACCAGAACTTGTAGCGTTTGTTACTCCGCCTCGGCGTGTACCTGCAGGTGCAAACCATGGAAATGCAACTTGGTCATTCAGTATAAGTGTTCTCAGTGCCATATGACTCGGAGGAACAACTACGTTATTTCCTGCATTGTCGCTTGTAAAGCCCCATGGATAATACATACCCAAGTATTCATCAAAGCTTACTGCACCTTGGTCATTGTCTTCTACAGCTAGCCTAACGTTAGTTGCCCACTCATTTAGTGATGTAGCATCAGGTGTAAGTCTTGCAGGAGTATCACCTACAACAAATGCACTTAGTCTACGATCATAATTAAGTGTTACCATTTCTCCAATCAGCTCTGGATATCCAGGTGTTGCCATTAGGTTAAAGAATCTTGACTCTTCGTCCCTAATTTCTTGATTTGAATTAACCAATGACTGTAGTCTCTGAATAACTACTTTACGCTGTGCAAGACGACCAAATGTGCCTGACCCGTCTTCTTGATTGCCTGACTCAGTTACCCAACGGTGTGGATAGTAATCTTGCATTGCTTGGTCTGCACCTTCAAGGCTATAAAAATCAATTCCTTGTGTTGTTTCTATTGGGAATCTGATGTTGTCCTGGGCAGTGTTGATATAGTTGCGTTCAAAACGCTTTACATTGAATCCACTTCTACGTAGATTCCAAAGCAACATACCTCTTGGATACAAGTTAGGATCTGGTGCATCTGGATCTTTATAATTGCTTAGTAATAGATCTTCAATGCTTGCAGCTTCCGAGTTAGAACCTGCATCACTCCATCGAGCATCAGCAAATACTATACCTTCTTCACTGGTTTGATCAGTACTATCTATTTGAATCCACTCTTCCAATGTAGCATTCCAACGATAAATTGTTGGAAAGTTTTCTAATTCACTTGTGTCGATCCAAATATCATTATCAACCAATGCATCGCCATTTAGCTGTGTTGTTGGAGCAGATGCTCCGATGCTTGGACCTGCTGAATCAGTACCTGGATAAGCAGTAGTATCTCTATAACCTACCCAGTCGTCTCCGTTGTGATACAGGATATCAACTTCGTCTATAACTGAACTGTACCATAGTTCTCCATCTGCTGTAAGATCTAGCGGCTCATCATTTGACGCTGTGTAGCTTAGAACTTTCCAGTTTGTTGCTGTATATGCAGCAGGTATTGTGCTACTAAGAGTGCCCGGAGTTAGATAAAGATTGTCAGTCGTTGATGGTTCGAATCCCATTTCGGTTAAAGTACCGTCAATATCTACAATCTGTATGTCGCCGCCAATTCTGTGACTTATCTCTACTCTGTTTTGTGCAGTAACCGAAGCACGAATATTAACAAATCCTGCACCGTTTATTGCAGCAGCTAGAGCTGCTGCGTCACTGCTGGCACCAGTTGAAGTAAAACTAACTAGTTTGCTTTCGCTAAATTCTGCACGATTAATCAAAGTTTCTGCCATTGTAAATTCGTTATTGCTTGAACCTACTTCTAATGTACCTGAAACAATTTTTTTACTGCTAATAGTAGTTGCGCCAGCTGATACACGACGGAATATTTTATAATTAGCTAATGCCGGATCAACATTGTCTACATTTGCTCTAACATAAAGATCGCCAATATCTAAATTTGCGCCGCCGCCACTTCTGTCTAGATTAAACAGTGCAGCAGAATTGGTTTTGTATAGTGGTGCAAAGCGGCTTTCCCAAAGATTGGTTTCTGCGTTCCATTGCTTAACACTAAAGTTGGCGCCACCGTTTGGAGTAGTTGTCTTTAACCAAATTGATCCTGTTGGACGTGCACTAAAACCGTCTACTGGTGCAAATGCATCAGTAACATCGTCAGTGTTTTTAAATCTAGGAACCACAGTATGCGGATCTATATTCAATTTAGGAGCAGCGTATCTAGTATCTCCGTCAGTTGCTGTTATGCCAACTGAGCCTAGAATATCACCCGAAGTATTTTGAATTGCTAACAATCCGTCTGGATTAGTACCGTCTGAAGCAGCATTGCTGTTTACATAAATTTCAATTGCGCCGTCTACGGCCCCTGCTGAAATACCTGGAATTGAAAGTGTATTAATTGTCGTTGCTAAATCTGCAACAGTACTACCTGATAAGACTACAGGCTGTCCATTGATATCAATACTATCACTAGTAGTAAGAGTAGGATTCGAAGCTGAACCTCTTACTGTTGGCCAACTCCACTGCCATTCAGGAGAACCGACTTCGACCCATGTGCCTGTATCGTTCTTATACCAAACACGATTCATTGTTGTTGCTGCAACTACAGCATAGTCGCCTACGCCGCCGATTGATTCTAGAGGTGCATTACTTAGGTCTAAATCAGCATCTTCTGTAATTACAATAGGATCAAGTATCGTAAAGCTTTGGCCACCGTCTGCACTTACAGGTTGAGCATTCCATTCTAACAACCCAAAGTCAGATACCTGTGTATCAAACCAATAAGTACCATCTGCAGGCTCACCGCCTGGTGCAGTAGCCGAAGGAGTTAATTTTGACACATCAAGATCTGCTCTTGTTACGTAAACTCTGTTAGTAACTCCCAGCAGCGAATATGCAGTTTGTAAACCGTACTCGTTTAGTTCTGATCCATGAATCATATTGTTGTTGTTGTCGCTGTAGAATGTTGGATCTCCAAATAGATCGCCTAGTTCTCGTTGACTGGTTAGCAAGAACGGTCTACCTGCGTTTGATTTAAGTGTTCCTGATGCAACGCCTGTGCCAGAAGCGTTTGCTTTGTTTTCTGCAGAAACGACGAAAATCATTGGTACTGTGCCTGCCGATGCTGGAGTGTAAAAACTCTCGTCAATTACATTGACTTCTACACCTGGTGATACTAATGCCATATTTATTCTCCTCGTGGGTTATATGTTTATTGTAAGTATTTATTATTATTTGAAAAAAATACACCTGTTATACCGTTAGAAAAGGCACCGAAAAGGGGCATAAATACTGTATGAGGCCTTTATGTGTATGCGGACAACGTCCAGCAGCAATAAATTATAAGAAAAAGAATAAAGTTTACTATCGTAAGCTTTGTGAAACCTGTCTTCGCAACGGTCTAGGACATGGTACTCCTAGGTGGAAGCTAGCAGGTTACGAGAAGAAATCATATTGTGAAAAATGTGGATATAAATCTAAGCACAGTGAACAGTTCAATGTATATCATGTGGACGGCAATTTAGAAAACTGCCGTCCTACAAATCTAAAAACTATCTGTGCTAACTGTCAACGCATAATCCAAAAAGAAGGATATCGTTGGCGACAAGGTGATCTCAAACCTGATTTTTAACTTGCACTGTAAGCGTCAATGTGTTTAATTAATTGATCAATGTTGAAGTTCAGTTCTTCAAAACTGCCGTTGTTGTCAATAGTAAAATCAGCCATCCACTGTTCAAGACTCATTGAAGTTTTTGCTTCTTCAGGTAGATGGTCCGATCTATCAACCCAAACTGCATAATCAAACACACCTGTGTTTTTCATTGCGTGAAATTCTTTTTTGTTTCTTAAGCCGCAATAGATGTCGTGCTGTTTGAATATTTCTCTTCCTAAACGGCTTGCATCAGGAACATTATAATTGCAGATAGCATCATACCATTCTGCTCTGTGATTATGACGGTCAGCGTAGCACTGTTCTTCATTATCATAGCTGTATTTTTCCTTTAGATCGTTGTAGATAAAAAGACGTGAGCAGAATTGACTGCTGGATTCAAAACTGTATCCATACCGGTCTCTCAGTATTTCGCATACAGTATCTTTGCCATGACGGCCGTGACCAATTACCAATAGTTTTAACTTCATGTGTTTATACTACGATAGGATCAGAAATTTGTCAATAATTATCTGATAGTAAATTAGCCTATTGTGAAGCCATAGCCCACACCGCCAGCTACCTGTTGTATCACTTCTTGATCAAGTTTTTCCATCTCAGACTGTGCTTCTGCTTTGAGCGTATCACCGTTGAGAGTGCCGCCGCCCTGTGGTCCTGCAATGGTTGGAAATTTACTTCTTGCTTCACCTAGCATATACTTGCAACTAGCAAGTGTGTAATCTTTTATCCATTGTTTTGCGAGATAGTCTTGCATCAGTTCTGAATCCGGGCGGTAATTGTATGCATACAGCATGATTGATTCTTCTGCTCTAGGACGCTGTAACAGTGTTAGTTTTTTTGTTGTGGTATTCCATTTAAACTCAATAAATGATCCGAACATTCTACCTACAAGCTCTTGATACTGTGAGAACATGTCATAGGTAGCAAGTCCACCTAGATTAGAACTACTCAATAGATAAGCATTTGTGTATGCAAGACTAAATGGATCAAATAGACTGCCGCCGCCATTTTTTGCCGAGCTAAACAGACTCACTCCTACTACATCTCCTTCATTTAACGGTGTTGTTAATGTGATTGATCTCTGCCCAGTATCAGTAGCGTAGTCAGAAGTTTCTGTATTGTTCACTTCAACTTGTATAGTTTGAATACTGTTTAGATTATAGTTTACGTTGAAAGTCTGTTGTCCTTGTGCAGCTTTGAACGATTGCGAAAATATAGGACCGCCTGCTGCTGATGTACTAGGTCTTGTTCCTACACTTCTACGAAAGATTTTTCTAACTTCAATTACTTCGTGCGGCAAAGTGTATTCGTTTTGATCAGGTATTGTTTCTATAAACAGATATGATTCTTCAACTGAGTTGTCTGAACGCTGTCTAAAACGACCTAATGCTTTGGTTAGTGCAGTCTCGTAATGAATTGGGTCTAATTCCACATCTATCATGCCGCCGCCTAGCAGCGTATGCACATAATTGAATATTTCTTGTTTTTGTGTCTGAAGTTCGTTCATATCTGTTCTCCTACAGTATTTATCGCTGCGCTAAATATGTATAGCTATTGGGAGAAGAATCATTCCTAGAATATCTTTATATAGACCTGAACGTGGTAATGACTACGAGTTTCTTGATCGACAGATTGAAGAAATGTTTACTGTAGGCGGAACAGATATCAATATTCACAAATATATCGGAGTAGAAGGTGCTGCCGAAGGCGAAGGCACTGCTGATCAACCTGCATATGATGCTGTTAGCGAAACAAATATTCAGGATCTTTTGTTTTTAGAAAACAGAGATAGAAAATACGACAAAGACGTGTATACCCACAGATGTGTATACAATGTTCAAGATATTGATTTTGATCTCAGCCAGTTTGGTTTGTTTCTATCAAATGACACACTGTTCATGACTGTGCATATTCGCAGTATTGTAAAAACCATAGGCCGTAAACCCATATCAGGTGATGTTATAGAACTGCCGCATCTCAAAGACGAATATGCTCTCAATGATTTTTCATTTGCACTGAAAAGATTTTATGTAATTGAAGACGTAAATCGAGCAGCAGAGGGGTTTTCGCAGACTTGGTGGCCGCACTTGTACAGACTAAAACTAAAGCAGATTTATGACGGCCAGGAGTATGCA